TAAAAAGAATGAGGTATATCTTCAGGTAAAAGCAGAACCACACGTCTATTACGAACTTGCGGATCAGTTCACATTTGACGTTCCAGGTGCTAAGTTTATGCCCCAGTTTCGTAACAAACACTGGGACGGAAAAATACGTTTGTTCAATACACAGACTGGTGAGATTTATGTTGGTCTGTTAGATAAAGTCACTCGTTTCTGTGAAAATCACGACTATACTTATGAGTTTGTAAATAATAAGTTTTATGGTCTTCCCTTTGAAGTCAATGAGATGATTTCAAAAGAAGGTGTGAAAGATTATATGACTTCTATTTGTAAGTATTCTCCCCGGGAGTACCAAGTTGAGGGAGTATACGACGCTTTAAAACATAATCGCAAGTTACTGATATCTCCAACTGCTTCTGGAAAGTCGTTGATGATATATTCAATTGTGAGATATTACGTTGAGAAAGGGCAAAATACGTTGATAGTCGTTCCAACGACATCCCTTGTAGAGCAGATGTATAAAGACTTTGCGGATTATGGGTGGGACGTGGGTTCATTTTGCCACAAGATATATGCTGGAAAAGAAAGAGAAACAGACTCTCAGGTGATCATTACGACCTGGCAGTCCATCTACAAACTTCCCCGACAATATTTCTCAAGATTTAATGTGGTCGTTGGAGATGAAGCACACCAGTTTAAATCAAAGTCATTAGTATCTATAATGACAAAACTTTCAGATGCAAAATATCGTTACGGTTTTACAGGAACCCTAGACGGAACACAAACACATAAGTGGGTTCTGGAAGGTTTGTTTGGTCCTTCATACAAAATCATCAGAACAGAAGAACTGATGCAGAAGGGTCACGTTGCCAAACTGGATATTAATATTCTTCTATTGAAACACCCACCGAATAAGTTTGAGACCTTTGAGGATGAGGTTCAGTATATTATCAATCACGAGAAACGCAATAAGTTTATAAAAAACCTGGCTCTTGATCTTAAAGGCAATACTTTAATTCTTTTTTCTAGAGTTGAAGGTCACGGACAACCTTTATACGAACTCATAAATAGTAGCATTCAGGATGAACGCCATGTCTTCTTTGTCCATGGCGGCGTAGATACTGAAGAAAGAGAAAAGGTTCGTGAAATTACAGAAAAAGAAAATAACGCAATTATCGTAGCATCTTATGGGACTTTTTCTACCGGTATTAATATACGTAACTTACATAACGTTGTGTTTGCTTCACCATCGAAGTCGAGAATTAGAAATCTCCAATCTATCGGCAGAGTACTCAGAAAAGGCGAAAACAAAGTAAAGGCAACTCTATATGACATTGCCGATGATATCAGTTATAAGTCAAGAAAAAATTATACGCTTAACCATCTAATAGAAAGAATCAAAGTTTATAACGAAGAAAACTTTAATTATGATATTGTAAACATTCCGCTTAAAAACTAATGGGAGAAGAGTTTTACGCAATTATAAAATTAATATCAGGGGAAGAAATTCTCTCACTCGTTTCAATTGATGAAAACGATGGAGATCCTTTGATCATTCTTCAAAACCCAGTGATTATGAAAATGATTCATTCTCCAACAGGATCTTATATCAAGGTTAAACCCTGGATGGAATTATCTGACGATGATATCTTTATCATTAGACTTGATAGAGTTATTACTATGACTGAAACAAAAGATAAAAAAGTCATTCAAGTCTATGACTCTTACGTTAATGATGAAGATGATGATAGTATTGATTTTTATAATCCAAGTGGTCAAGTTAAAGTATCAAACAAGATGGGTTACGTTGCTAGCGTAGAAGATGCTCGTAAGAATCTTGAAAGGATCTTTAAAGGTATTAAAGAAAGCTAGTTCTCATCTTCAACCGGGACAAAGGTAGTCTACACATATTTTCAAATGTTGTCAAGCCCTGAAAATGTGCTATAATTAACTTAACTTATAGAACTTTAAACCAATGCTATGCCAAAGAAGAAATCAGAACATTATGTGAATAACAAAGAGTTATTAGAAGCACTTATCGTCTACAGGAACAAAGTTGCTGATGCCAAGGAAAAGGGATTACCTAAACCACGCATTACAAACTATCTGGGTGAATGCTTTCTAAAAATTGCAACTCATTTGTCATACAAACCAAATTTTGTGAATTATATGTTTCGGGATGATATGATTTCTGATGGCATAGAAAACTGTGTTCAGTATATTCATAATTTCAATCCAGAGAAATCACAAAATCCTTTTGCCTATTTTACACAAATTATTCACTACGCATTCTTGAGAAGAATTCAAAAGGAAAAGAAGCAGTTGGATATTAAAACCAAAATCATTGAACGCACAGGGTTTGATGAGGTGATGATGGTTGACGATAGCTTGCTTTCTGGTAGCAGTTCCGACTATAATACGATCAAAGATAACATCACCTATAAAACCAACCGATGAAGGTCGCCATTATTACAGACACACACTATGGGTGTAAAAAGGGATCAAAGTATATTCACGATTATTTTGAACTCTTTTATAAAAATGTCTTCTTCCCTACTCTAAAAGAACAGGGGGTAGAGGCAGTCATTCATATGGGTGATGCTTTTGATAGTCGTAAGTCAATTGATTATCAAAGTCTGGAGTGGTCAAAACGTGTTGTATTTGATTCTCTCAAGGATTATGATGTTCATATGATTATTGGTAATCACGACACATACTATAAGAATACCAATAGCGTAAATTCCCCAGGACTTCTTCTTCAGACTTACTCTAATATTAGGACCTATAGTGAGGCAACTGAAGCAACGATCGGTGGTCTTAAGATTATGTTCTTACCTTGGATTAATCAAGAAAATCAAGAAAAGACTCTAGATCAAATTAAGAAGTCCAAGGCAAAAGTCGCAATGGGTCATTTGGAACTTCAGGGGTTTCGTGTGAATCGGAATCTGATTATGGAGGAACATGGACTGGATTCAAATATTTTTTCAAAGTTCACGAAGGTATTTTCTGGTCATTACCACACTCGTTCTGATAATGGACGTATTTTCTATCTTGGTAATCCTTATGAGATGTACTGGACGGATGTAAATGATACTCGTGGGTTTCATATTTTTGATACGGAAACACTAGAGCATATCCCAATTAACAATCCTTATAAATTATTCTATAACATCTACTATGAAGATACTCCGTATCAAATGTTTGATGCTACAGACTATGAAAATAAAATTGTTAAGGTGATTGTTCGTAAGAAGACTAAACCAAAAGACTTTGAAAAATTCATTGACAAACTTTACACTGTAGGTGTTCAAGATCTTAAAATTGTTGAAAACTTTGATATTCAAGAAAGTGAAGATTTTGAAATTGATGAAGAGGAAAATACAATGTCAATTCTAAATCGTTATATTGACGAAGCAGAATTTGAGTTTGATAAAAACATTATCAAAGGTATTTTCCAAGATCTCTATAGACAAGCTTGCGAAGTAGAGTAAATGTTTCTTCTTACACTCAAAGACAGAAAAGACGACGGAGCATATGCAGTTCAGGATCAATATGGTCACAAAGTTCTGTTTTTGTTTGAAGAAGAAGATGATGCGACTCGCTATGCTTTAATGCTGGAAGATCAAGAAGAAACCGAAATGGAAGTTGTAGAAGTTGATGACGAACTTGCCATAAAGACTTGTAAGATGTATAATTACAAGTATGCTGTGATCACTCCTGACGATATCGTTATTCCTCCAAAAAATGTTAGTATTTCACAAGATTAAGTACAAGAACTTTCTTTCATCTGGAAATCAGTTCACAGAAATTGACTTTGAAAAGAATCATACAAATTTAATTATCGGAACAAACGGAGCAGGTAAGTCTACAGTTCTGGATGCTCTGACTTTTGTTCTGTTTAATAAACCTTTTCGTAAGATCAACAAACCGCAGTTAGTTAATACGACTAACGAAAAGGATTGTCTTGTGGAAATTGAATTCTCTGTGAACAATAGAGACTATCTTGTTCGTCGGGGAATCAAACCAAATATTTTTGATATTGAGGTAAATGGTAATCCGCTTCATAAAGAAGCAGATGATCGTGCTAATCAAAGAATTCTTGAAGAGAATATCCTTAAGGTAAACTATAAGTCTTTTACTCAGATTGTGATTCTGGGATCTAGCACTTTTGTACCGTTTATGCAACTTGCCACTTCACATCGTCGTGAAGTGATTGAGGATCTTTTGGATATTCGTATTTTTTCTGCGATGAATAATATTATCAAAGATAAGATTCGTGAGAAAAAGGATCAGATCAAATCTCTTGAACTTAAGAAGGAAACTCTTAAGGATAAGATGAAAATGCAACAAGAGTTCATTGAGGAACTTGAGAATCGTGGTAATGCCAATATTAATGCTAACAAAGAAAAGATTACCAATTTAGATGCGGAAGTTGGCGTTTATATGACTGAAAATGCCAAGATTGAAGAAGATATCTTTAAATACACAAAGGATCAGGAAGAAGTTATTGGTGCTGGGGATAAGTTAGTAAAGCTTAACAATCTTAAGGGTAAGATCTCTCAGAAAGTATCTGCGATTACCAAAGAGCATAAGTTTTTTACAGAAAATACGGTCTGCCCTACTTGTACACAGACTATAGAAGAAGAGTTCCGGTTAAATAGAATTACAGACGCTCAAAATAAGGCAAAGGAACTCCAGAAAGGTTTTCAAGAACTTGAGGAGACTATAAAGTTAGAACAGGAGAGAGAGCGTCAATTCACAGTTCTATCCAAGGAGATTACGAAACTCAACCATGAGATTTCTCAAAACAATACTCGGATTTCCCTCAACCAGAGACAAATCCGAGACCTTGAATCTGAAATTCAAACTATTACCCAAAACCTTGCAAACAGAAATACTGAGCATGAGAAGTTAGAAGAATTTCAAACCAATCTCCAAAAAACATTCGAAGACCTTTCAAAGAAAAAAG